TTCCTCAACGTAGGTTGGACGAGTTGGAGTTATGGAATTGTTTTAGTTATTATCCTGCTGTTACTTCTTGGGACATCTTAGACGGACAAGCTGGTAAATACATAGGTAAAGATAAAAAATGGCATAGCGGTAAATATTTATTTACCATTGACTTTGCACATCCAGAAAGTAATATAGTTGACACTGATCATTCAGAGATTCCGCACGAACATAAGTGCGCACACATAATGGCCTTAGACGATGGCAATTATGCAGCACAGCCAAACAATAGAATAATATGGGATATACCATCTTTCACTGTGAAAGATAACATTCCAGATTGGAAAGTGCAAACGAGTGATTGGAATGTTGAAGATAGTAGAGCTTGGCGTACAGAAGATACAGACAAGTTCTTCTATGAAATAGAGGAAAAGAAAAATGATTGATAAATGTAAAAGAATTTGTTGCAAGAT